CTGTGTTTGCTTCTTAATATGCTCATATCTTAGCCTCTACAATCCTGTAGCGTTCTTTAAACCCATATCTAGTCCACAAACGTGCAATAGATTCTCTAGCGGCACCTTGAATCTTAGTAGCGCCATAACTCTTTAGTAGAACAGTTAACTGCTCATATGTATCTTTACTACTAATTAACTTACCACCAATAGCAGTAACAAACCCAATTCTATCGTTAGGCATATTAATAAAACTAACTGCTGCTGCCCCGTGTACACTGTTTTCTTCATCTACCGCCACCAAAAGTAACCATTCGCCTTTAGATAACAAACCTTTTATTTGGTCTAAGGTATAGTCATCACCACCCCATTTTAACGCATCAACAAAAAAATGCTCAACTAAAGGCCAAGTTTGGTGGAAAAAGTTAATTGAAACAGATTTAACCGTTAAGTTCATTCGCCACCATAAGTAGGTTGTGGATTTGCTGCTGCTTGCCTCGCCGTTTCTTCCGCTGCTTGACTTTGTTGTAACGATACGCTTGGGGCTACTCTATTTAAATTAGCACCAATTCCCGACATATCTGGTCTATAAGAATTTCCGTATGAAGGCATTTGCTGCATTGGTTGCTGGTAAAACTGATCCATACTATTAAACTGTTGTGAAATAGGGGCGTATTGACTAGCCATGCTTTGATAAAGCGCTTCTAAACCCATATCCTGTACCGTTTGTTTTGGAGCTTGTTCTAATGGGGTTTGTTGTGAATTCTGCTGCATTGGGCTATAGGTAGGCGTGTAACGATTTGCCGTTGGGCTATTTGTTTTAGACCCATAAGCCGGCATAGACGCATCTCTACCAGCTCCTGTTTGGTTAGCCATTTGCCCCATTGCTTGGCTTAATACTCCGCCGCTCCCGCTCATCCCGCTCATACTGGTAACGCCTTAGCTGCTTTAGAATTAACTGCAAATTTACCTTTACCCATAGACTTTTTACGTTTGGCTTGCACTCGATCCATCATTGCATAAAGACGTTTAGCACCTGCATCTGTAGAACCATTACCTAGTTCAGACACAATACGAGCTGGAATTACAAATTCACCATCCGCAAGACGGGCAGGTTGATGACTCCCTATAGTAGCAGGAATGTTATCTGATACGCCATCTCCAGGACCTCTAAGTAAACGACCACCATCTGAATAACTACCTAAGTTAGCAATGCCTCCCCCTGCCATCATAATTCCACCTTCAGCCGCATAGGTTGGGTATTTTGCTTTGTAGTAAGGATTTGGTTGTATTGGTTCTTGCGCACGGAAATTAGGAGATATACGCTTAAGGTAGTTGCCATCGTCAGACGTATCTTCTACCGGCATTGTTTTTTGTTGTGGGTTCATAGCAGCTAAAATACCAGCCCCAGCTGTTGTATATCCAGCTTTTTCCATTGGTGTTTGTTTAGACCACCAGCTTGAATTAGGGTCTGCTTTTGCTGCAGCTACTGCATCTGCTTGCTGTTTAAGAATTCTATCCCCAGCGTTCATTGGGGTATTAGGTTGGGCGGGAGCGGATGCAAGGTTTTCTCCTGGTACTTTAGCGAACGGATCAAATGTGTTTGTTTGCCCTGATAGTTCTGGACGTCCAGAACCTGCAATCATTTGGTCAACTGTTAATCCACTACCTTGCGGAGGTACAGACGCATTTGGGGTTAAAGCATTTATTCCGGGTTGTGTAGGAGCACCGGGAAGTTGAGGAGCTTGTCCAACAGGAACATTGCCAGAACCAGGTCCAACACCACCAAACGGTACATTTGCTGCTCCAGTTAGCGGGTCAATTGGAGCGCCTGTAGATGGAGCTACGGTAAGGGCGTTAGTACCTACTTCGGTGCTTGCAGTTAAAGCGGCATTAGGGTCAGCACCAGCACCTAACCCACTAAGGCCACCACCAATAGCGCCTGTTATACCACCAGTAAGAGCTGCTTTACCTACGTCACCACCTTGTATAGCTGCACTACCACCCGAAATAAGGGCACCAGCACCAGCACCAGCAAGGATACCAGCAGAAGTAGCACCCATACCAGCACTCATTAACATAGGTGCCGCAGCCCCAGCCGTAAAGTAAGTAGCTGCAGCCATAGCCACAATAGGCAAGACCTGTTCTAAAAAGCCAGCTTCATACAGTCCTGTTTCAGGGTTACGAGTTAAACTACCACCATGTGCCTTAGCTAAAGCTTCAAGACCACCAACCTCATGGGGGGTCATATGCACTAGGACGGAGTCTTTGCCTCGACCCCTATTTTCTAGGTTTTTTGCTATGTGGTGTAGGCTCATACTTGCCCCTTGGGAATAGATTTGGTTGATTTTAACATTAATATTGCGCCGATACAAAGGTCATTGTTGCGATTACCGATGGTGTAGCAGGTTTAGTAGGGCTACCGCTGGCGGGAAGATAGGGGACAGTAACATCTGTGCCGTTTGAAGTTGACCACATTACTTGCACATAATCGCCAACTGCCAAAGAAACATAAAAATTCCAACCAAAAACACCATGATTTGGGTCTCCAGGACCTTTTCTTGCTAATAAACCAATAAGACTATTTGATACTGGGATATCGGCTAAAGTAGCTGTTGCTGCTGTATATTGTCTAAACCATACATATACGTCTTCTGTAGCACTAGAAAGGCTTTTAACTTGAATACTAAACTGAAGGTTATAAAGGGCCGCATAGTCAGGAGTTATTCTAGAATTGCTGACAATAGAAAACCCATTGGCAAAATCAGTAGTATTAAAAGTAAATGCGGTAGCCGTATTTGATGCCGCTGTTTGGGTTTGAGTGCTAGAAAATGCACCATAAGGGAAAGTAAGCGAACCACCACCAGAACCGTTTAAAAGACTTGCCCCAAAGTTATCTATCTGGTTAAAGTACAAACGTAGTACGTTGGAGTATTGGTCAAAGTAGTTAGCGTTATACCCTTGTATTGGAGCGTTGGGTAAGTTGGGTGCCTTTGAAGGGCGAATTGGTGCGGATCTATTAAGTGCCATTATCTGCGTCCGTCTGGTCTTATATCAATACGTGGATAACCCATTTGCCAAGCAACACCTAACCCAGTAGATTCAATTCTAAATGCCATCTGCCTACCTCTAATCCGAGTATAGACCTGCCCAGTAAATTGTTGCACCGCATAAGTTTTTTGAGCTGTGTAGTTTTGTGTGCTTGCTACTCCAGGAGCATTAGGCGTTCCATAAGCTGTTCCTGCGTTAACACGAGGCAATACCACCATAGTAACTTCTGGTAAATTTGCACTAGAACCGTTAAAAGTCAAGTCTGGTAATATGCGCCAGACAAACCCAAAGTTATATCCATCACCAATATCAAAATCAGAGGACTGTATATACGACACAATAGGCTCAGGGGTTAATCCTGATACATCATCAACACCATTTTCATGATAAAGAATTCGGTAATTAACAGTATCAGCGCCCATTGGAAATGTACGTAAACCTGAGTCTAACCACGCAGTGCGGCTCATAGTGCCATAAGCCCAGACATCATCTAGATAATCGTAAATAATGTAGCGATCAATAGTGTTGCTGTCAGCAGAACAATAAAACCACCAAATCTCGTTATACCCTTCAATAGAGCCAGCAAATACTTGGAAGTTTTGATTTTGATTAATATCTTGATAGACGTATTGACGCAGTGCACATGGTAAAGTTTCTACACGTCCGTTATAACGATAAAATTTATCCGTACCCATCCAGTAAGTTACGTTATTAACCGTGATAGACGCATTTGGTCCCATGATAGATATGTTGTCTTGTAATAATTGAAAACCCCAAATATAAGGAGGTCCAAGGTATTGCATGGAGTAAAGTGCAGCATCAGACCAAACCAATATCTCTTGACGGGTTGAACGTGCGCATACAATAAAAGAACCAATATTAAGGCGGTATTCACCAGACTGGTTTGTTATTGCTGGTACCCACTCATACGGGTTTTCTTGATCTGACCAACGAACTAATAGCGGATCAAAAGCATTATTAGCATTTGCAGGGTCGTACGGATTAGCGCCAAAAGCTACAACAAAACGTTGAATTGCTGAACCAATAATTTGGTTGGTGCTATTAGGTACAAACTGTCCTGAGTACCCCGCTGCGGTTGATTCTACTGATAACTGCTGTGCTCTAGTACCAAGCCCTCCAACAGCGCCACTTGGATATGTTTGACCTGTTGGTACCCAG